TTTCAGAACCTGGAAAAATTGCGAATAGAAGCAATAAAAACAATAACAGTCTGTTTAAAGGTCAGAACATTGACTTAAGCAATGATTTAGGTGACAACATTTTTGAAATTATCGAAGTTCCTTATCCTAAATTTATGTCTATTAAGTATGAAGTTGTATTTTGGTGTCAGTATATGCAACAAGCAAATCAATTATTACAAATGGTTTTTAGAAAGTATCAAGGACAAGGTCATGAAATACCAATCACTACTTCAAACGGATATGAATTAGTGGCTTTTTTTAGTGAAACTTTTTCTTTAGATAGTAATTTTAGCGATTTTACAAACGAAGAAAGAATGGTTAAGTACTCTTTTGGTATAACAATCCCAGGTTATATGATTAACCCAAAATCAGTAAAAGGTTTACCGAATCAGTTGCGAACATACATGTCTGCGCCTTTTATTGACTTTGGATACAAAGATTCTCCTAATAAAATTATTTTAAGAGGCGATAAAGAAATTTCTGAAAAAGATGAAAATTTAAATAAGAATATATTAACAGACTTAAACAACATTAAAGAAATTAAAGGTCAAAAAAGAGGAGAAACTACAGAAGAAATTGAACATTATGTAAAAAATCCCTTTACGGGAAAAGAAGAAGTAAGATTCTCAAAAGTATTGGGAAAAAATAAAAGAACTGGAGAGTCTGTGATATCTCCGCTTATTGTGAAAGACATTGAAAGGCAAAACGAATAATTAAATGATGTTTCTATGTTTTTAAGATAATTAATTAAGAATTGAAGGAGTTATAAATGGCCGAACAAACATTTAAGTCCCCGGGATTTTTTGAAAGAGAAATTGATGCTTCACAAAGATCAGCATCAAGATCATTTAATGTCCCAGGTGGAATTATAGGAATAGCAAGTAGAGGGCCTGCTTTTGTTCCGAAAACAATTACATCCATGAATCAGTTTTCTACAAACTTTGGAGAGATAGAACCAGATCAATTTGGAGCAATAGCAGCAAATGAATATTTAAAATTAAGACCGGCAATTACGTTTACAAGAGTTTTAGGGGCAGGATCTATACAGAATGGCGCGGATCTAGATAACTATACAACACTTGGAGTCGTCCCAAATGCAGGTTTTTCTTTAAGCGGGTCCGATACAGTTATTGATGATGATACTAGACATAAAGGCTGTGTGCAATTTATTACTGCAAAACACACAGTTTCATCAAACGAACAATATAGTTATCCTATTTTTACAAACAATGATTCAGTTGCTAACGCTTCAGCTTATCTAGTAAGAAGCATGGTATTGTTAGCATCGGGGGCAAGACTAGAAATATTAGATCATGATCAGGTATACCCAACAGCTGGTAGCGGAAATGACTTAGCTAAAATTAGCGAGTACGCAGGTAACATTAAAAGTCAAGGAACTTTCAAAGTTGTTATTTCATCATCTATGGGCAGTCTTTTTTCAAATGACGAATCTAAAGTTGGAATAAAAATTTACACAGCATCTTTAAATCCGGATTCTGACTACTACGTAGGTAAAGTTTTAAATACGAGTTACAATCAATTTCATACAAAGCAGCACCTTCTTCTTGCAGATTTTATTGTTGAAAATGACATTGCAAAAGTAACTTATGACAATTCAAATGCAACAGTCGCTGTTGTATCTGGCTCTGGTAATACATCTTCAGACGGCGATTCGACAAAAGAATTTAGAGAGTTATTTGGTTCTTTTAATACAAAATTTAAAAATGCGAAAACAACTTCTTTCATCTCTCAGCCGTACGGATCTCAAGAATATGATTTATTTCACTTTGAAACTTTATCTGACGGTGAGAATGCAAATAAGCTAGTATCAGTCTCAATTTCGACATTAAGAAAGTCTGAAGACATAAATGATCCTTACGGAACTTTTACAGTTCAAGTTAGAAAATATTCAGATGACGATAACAATCCTATTATTTATGAGCAATATAATAATTGCAATTTAAATCCTGATAGTGAGGACTATGTCGGCCGAAGAATTGGCGATTTAAATGTGTATTATAACTTCAATACAGTATTAGAAAGTGAAAGAGGTTTAGCTCAAAAAGGTACCTATCCAAATCAATCTAATTTTATAAGAATTGTATTGCATTCAGACGTTACAAATAAAATTATCCCAAAATCAGCTTTACCTTTTGGTTTTAGAGGCTTACCGGTTCTTAAAACAACAGATACTTTAACTTCTACAGCAAATGCACTGGCAGGTTTAGGTGGCGCAGGTAAAAGACTAGGCGTAGTAGGTTCTGATGAATCATTTATTTATTCTGTGGTTCCTCCTGTTCCGATGACTTTTAAGATTACAAAAGGAAATGCCAATACTTCGACAAATTTTACCGGTGAGTCTAGTCAAAACGAACTAATTAATAGCAATATTTATTGGGGAGTACAACAAGGTAGATTATATAAGAATACAAGCTTTGATAGTAGCGTAGGTCTTAAAAACCCAGAATTACAATCCAACAGCAGACTTTTTAATGAGCCTTCTTTAATCGACGCTTATAGTAAATTTTTAGGAATTCAAAAATTAGATGCACTTGTAACCGGTTCAGGTGCAGATGCATTTAATAATAATAAATTTAGCTTATCAAAAGTAGCTTTAAACAATCAATCAAATGTTGCTGACACATTATCGCGAGCAGTTACAAGAGAAATTACCGGTTCTGCTGATGATCACATGATTGACGCTGCATACATTAGAAATGCAAAACTAGACTTACCTAATTTAACTATTAACGATAACGGTTCAAACACAAGAAGACTAACGTTCGCATCCCTAGTAACATCTGATGCTAATACCTTTAATAAGTTTTCTAAATTTGCTAAGTTTACTAATGTTTTTTACGGAGGGTTTGATGGATTAAATGTCCTAGATAAAGATTCTAGGCTTATGAATGACAAAGCATCTTCTTTAGAAACTGGTGGAAAAGCAAACGGTGGTCAAATAAGTTATGAAAATTTACATGCAGGTTCAGCGCCTGGAAGTGGATTAAGAAACAACATTGTTGCAGCTTACTTAGACGCAGCAAACGTTATGACACAAGAAGGTGTAACTAACATTAATACTTTAATTATACCTGGTATCAGAGAAAAATTGATTACAAATAAAGTATCAGAAAAAGTAAAAGATAATTCTAAGATACTTTATCTGATGGATGTACCGAGTTATGACAAAGATGGAAGTAGAAGATTTGATGATTCAACAAATTTACCTAACATCGTAAAAACAGTCGATCAATTCAAAGGAAGAAACATTGACAATAATTTTGTAGCAACTTATTTTCCAGACACGTTTATTACAACTAACGCAGTAAGCAAGGTTGTTAAAGTACCAGCTTCAGTATCAGCATTTCAAGCTTTGGCGTATAACGATAATGTTAGTTTTCAATGGTTTGCACCAGCTAGATTTAACAGGGGCTCTTTAGAAAAAGTTGTAAATACTGCTTATAAGTTAAATACTGCTGATAGAGATACTTTATACGAAGCAAGAATTAATCCTATTGCAAATTTTTCAAATGGAAAAGTAGTAATTTTTGGCCAAAAAACTTTACAAATGAGTAGGTCTGCACTTGATCGTGTTAATGTAAGAAGAATGGTTTTAGAAGTAAAACGAATTGTTGCTAGGATAGCAGGCGATTTTGTTTTTGAACAAAATACACAAATTTTAAAAGACAGGTTTATTGCTCAAGTAACACCTCAATTAGCTATAATACAATCTCAACAAGGAATAGATAAGTTTCAGGTTATTATGGATAATACTAACAATTCTTCTTTAGATGAAGAACAGAACAGACTTAACGGTACGATTGTTTTGGTACCCACAAGAGCAGTTGAGTTTATTTCAATTGATTTTATTATAACAAATTCAGGCGTAACTTTTTAAATCGTATATTTAATGAATAATGGAGAAATTTAGATGGCAGAAATAGTTTACAAAAGTCCAGGCGTATTTACAAGAGAAATAGACAATTCTCAGCCAAGCCCTCAAGTAGGTCCTTTATCGACGCCGGCAGGGATTATAGGAACTGCTGACCTAGGTCCTGCATTTGTTCCTATCACAGTTAGCTCTTTAACAGAATTAACATCAATATTTGGTGACGTTGACGGTTCTAGTTTTGGTAGGTTAGCAGCATCAGAGTATCTCAGAAACGGAGGTGGTTCAGTAGCCTACGTTAGAGTTTTAGGTACTGGAGACGGAAAACAAAGAAATGATAACGGAACAGTGACTAATGCAGGTTTTGTTGTTGGTGACGAAATAATTCAAGCTGATGGTAATGTGGGCAATAATATTTATGCTAATGCAGGAACCGGTGATATAAAAGGAAGAACTTACTTTCTTGGTTGCTTTATGTCAGAATCAAATGGTTCAACAATATTTTCTGATGCTGGAATACAGAAAACAACAACCACTAGCGGTGTTAGTGCAACAGCAGTAAATGCTATTGATACTACCGGTACTTTTGCCGGCGTTGGCGGTGGAACTAATGTGGAATTTACAATCAATGTTCCAGCAACAGCCGGCGGTGAAGGAGGAATTGTTACGATTGTTTGCCAAGACGACGACGATACCGGTGACACAGGTAAGGGCGCCAATAAAATTGTTATTGGTGGCAACTCTGGTCTAGGCGATGCTTCGTGGCAAAACTTAGTTTTGGCAGCCATCAACAATGATACCTCTTCAGGTCGTATTACGATGGCCACATCAGGCCGCGGAACAGCAGGCGTTACTGGCGTCACCGCGACAAATGGTACGTCCACTACTCAAACTACTTTAACGATAGACCAAGCGGGTTCAAATGGAAACTCCGCTGTACTTGCTTCTACAGCTGGTGTAGATATTATCGATGTAACTGCTTTTACAGGTGGAGTCGACGGTAATCATGCAGTTCCAATTCTTCGTGGTGTTCTTCTTGCTCCAAGTGGTGTTGCTCTTTCTTTAAGCGGTGCATTTAGTGGTGATACGTCTGATAACGTAGTAAGCCAGACTCCTTTATTAACAACAACAGCAACAACAGACGGCTCGTCTCCAAGATACGGACAAATGACTGGCTCTGTAGAGATGGCAAAGTCAGGCAGTTTTACATTACTGCTAAATGGTTTTAAAGGTTCAACAGTACGAGCATCAAATATTATCACAGCTTCTTTTGATCCTACTTCAATTTCTTATTTTGGAGACATATTAAACACAGATCCTCTTAAAATTGAAGAACATGGACATCTGCTTTATTCGCATTATTATGTCCACCCACAATATGCGACAATAACAGGATCAGGTGCTATTTCAAAAGACGTGCATGCAGATTATGAAAACATTGCATTTATTTTAACCGGTTCAAGTGCACGAGGAATTACTTCAGGTTTTGGAGACGTTCCTGATTATGAAGATTTTCAAGATAGATTTTCACACTCATCATCACCATTTATTATCTCGCAAGATCTAGGTGAAACTTATGATTTGTTTAAACTTGTGGCATTGTCTCCAGGTCCTGATTTTGCATCAAAGTATAAATTTTCAATTCAAAACATCAATCCAAATGTTAAAACTTTTGATTTGTTAATTAGGCGTTCAGATGATGTTGACGGTGAATTAAGTCTAGTAGAAGCATATTATGGTTTGTCGTTAGATGCTGATAATGACTTTTATGTTGCACGCGTAATTGGTGATTTTAATACAAGATACAATTTTGAAAATTCTGAGTCTTCACAAGGAATAGTCGTTGAAGGATCTCATCCTAACGTATCCAAACTAGTCAGAGTAGTTGTTTCTAGCGATTTAGAAAATGGAAATGTACCTAAAACAGCATTACCTTTTGGTTTTAGAGGGCCAATGCACACAGTAACTTCAGGTTCAATGTTGGCAGGATGCGGTGGTTATACAACATCTGGTTTATTACAAAGTGTTAACGAACCTCCTTTTCCATTTAGAGCGTCAATTTCTTCAGGAGAAGGAGTTAATAAACAAGCAGAATCAAAATACTTCTGGGGATATCAAAAAGAAGCAAAAATTAATGTTATACAACCTAATCTGTTTGATAATACTGTTATTGAAAGTCATAGTGTATTTACAAAACATTATCCAACGCATAGAACTGACACAACAGCATTTGCAGTTAAAGAAAACGTAGGTACTGCAAATGTTAATGGTTCGATTTTAGATGTAGACTTATTTAATAAAAATAAGTTTTCTTTAGAAAATGTTAAAATTGTGACTGCTTCAAACGGTAGAGCAGATACTTCAAAATGGTTAAGTTCATCTTATGTAAGAGGCGGAGGGATCTCTGCTGATGACACAGCAAAAACTCGAGCACTCTCAGTTAATGACCTAGTAGAATCAGCAAATCAAATTTATGCAAAGTTTACATGCTTATTCCAAGGCGGATTTAATGGCGTCAACATTTTTGATGAAGACAAATCAAATTTAGCTAATGATGCTATAAAAAGAGAATACGATAATGTTGCAGATCAAGGCGGAGTAAAATCTGGTCCTACAATAAAAGCTTATAGAAAAGCAATGGACGTTTTAGGATCTAAAACCGACGTTGACATACAGTTATTGTCAGCTCCAGGAATTAGACATTCATCAATTACTGATTACGGTGTTAGTGTAGCAGAAAATAGATTTGACACATTATTTGTATTTGACATAGAGAAATACAACAGTCAAAACAATTTAATGACAGGATCTTCTGACGTTTTGCCAAGTATTCGTTACACAGTCGATGCATTTATAAATAGAGGTTTAGATACATCATTCGGCGCTGCATACTTTCCTGATGTTAACATGCAATTCCAAAAGACAAATGGTGAAGTTATCACAAAGAAAGTACCACCGTCTGTTGGCGTTCTTGGGGCTTATGCAAATAATGATACAATAGGAAAAGCATGGTTCGCACCTGCAGGTAATACAAGGGGCGCTCTCAGTACTGCGACTTCATCAGAATTAGGAACTTTAACTAGAACTAATTTAGATAAGCTGTATGAAGCAGATATTAATCCTATCAATACGACAATTAACTACGGTGTAGTAATACAAGGTCAAAAAACTTTACTCAAAAATCTATCAGCTCTTGATCGAATAAACGTAAGAAGGTTGCTAATAAGAATTCGAAGGTCAGTTAGGAATATTGCTAATACATTAATTTTTGAACCAAATAGAGTTGAAACTTTAAGTAAGTTTACATCATTAGTTAACCCAGTTTTAGAAAGTCTAAAAAAATCAGCAAGGCGTTTCTAGATACAAGGTAGTTATAGACCAAACTACTACAACACAAGCTGATGTTGAGAACAATACCATTAGAGGTAAAATTTACATACAACCTGTCAGAGTAGCAGAATTTATTGCACTCGACTTTAATTTAACAAACAATGGAACAATTGACTAACTAGGAGAAATAAAATGGCAGAAACGCTAAACGTCACGGACATGTTACCTAACAGGTTTGAGCCAAAAAGAGGATATCGTTGGGTATTAGCCCTTGAAGGGATTGATTCCTTCTTGATAAAAGGAACAGCTAGACCAACATTTACTATTGGATCAACAAAAATTGAATTTATAAATAGCTATCGTTACGTAGCAGGTAAATTAGACATGGGAAATTTAAATGTAACTTTACATGACCCTATTGCTCCTTCTGGTGCACAGCAAGTAATGGAATGGATTCGTACACATGTAGAATCAGTTTCAGGAAGAGCCGGATACGCAGACTTTTACAAAAGAGACTGCCAGATTAAATTACTAGATCCAATAGGTACTGTTGTAGAATTATGGGACGTCAAAGGAGCATTCATAACAAATGCTGGTTTTGGTAATCTTGATTATGGTAGTGATTCTTTAATGGAAATTTCACTAACTCTGCAATTTGATAATTGTGTTTTACAATACTAAATAATTAAATTTACATTTTATTTTATAAGCG